TTGGATCTTTTGCCCCCAGAAACGGCTCAATAAGCCACTATCAGGAGACTAACGACTAGATATGACTCAAAACCCTCAAAACGGCTTAGAACAGGCTCCTACGGCTTACCTAGGGGCGACAGAACCCAGGATTAGGTCAAAACCGGTCGATTTACCGTCCCGCGGACAGGAAATGATCGACTTTGTGGAGACTTTGAAGGATCCAGCGACTGGGGAGACCTTTAAGCTGCTACCTTGGCAGAAGTTTTTAGCGATGGAGATGCACCGAGTTAAACCTGATGGGCGCTGGTACCACAACGAAATAGGGGTGATTCTTAGCAGGCAGAATGGCAAAAGTACCTTCATGATGCTTCGAATCTTGGCAGGGATGTACCTTTGGGGCGAGCGTTTGCAGATCCATACGGCTCACAAACTTACAACCTCATCTGAAATCTTTTGGAAAATCGATGACGTTATCCAAGCCAATGAACAACTTGTGACTCGGTTTGTTAAAAAGTATGAAACCAAGGGAAGTCAAGAGATCAAACTCAATGACGGCACCCGTTATCTAGTCCGAGCCAATAACTCGGCATCTCGCGGAATTGCAGCGCCGGACGTAATTCATCTCGATGAGGTGCGCGAATATAAAGACGACGAAGTTTGGGCATCACTTCGCTTTACCCAGATGAGTTCCAAAAATCCCATGGCGATTATGTATTCGAACGCGGGAGATCAACACTCAGTAATTCTTAATCGCATGAGAGAACGCGGTTTAGCAGCAGCTGCTGGTTCTGATGATCCAATCGGTTGGTTTGAATGGAGCGCTGAACCTGGTTGCGCTTTGGATGATCCAAAAGCCTGGCAACAGGCAAACCCAAGCCTTGGATATACGATTCATATTGATAATCTTAAAAGCGCAATGTCGGATGATGAGTCTATTATCCGTACGGAGATGCTTTGCCAATGGGTGAGCCAGATCAACCCTGCCATCAATCCGTCAAGTTGGACAGAGTGCGCGCATGAGGGTACGCTCGCTTTGGATCGGGAGCAACCAACTTGGATGGCGATTGATCTATCACCAGATCGAAAAGCAGCCGCGTTAGTGGCAGCGCAGAGACTTGATGGGGACAAGTTCTGCGTTGTATTACTGGAGACATACACGAATCCAGTTAATATTGACGATAAAGACCTGGCTAACAGCATCGCAGTATGGGCGCGTAAGTACTCAGTCGAAACTGTTGCCTATTCTCGTCAAACCGCTGGCGCGGTTGCTTCTCGGTTGATACCAGCGGGAATACCAACGACTCCAATCGATGGCGCGCTTTATGGGCAAGCCTGCGATGAAATGTTGTCGGCTATTACCTCCCAGCGTTTAGTTCATGGCAATCAAGTCGAGTTGAACAAGCAAGTCTTATCCGCGGTCAAACTGCCGTTTAAAGATGGCGGTTGGTATTTAGGACGTAAGGCATCAGCTGCGACAATCTGCGCAACTGTCGGAATGGCGATGGTGTCTCACTTTGCGACACGACCAGACACAGAAGTGGATATCGTGTTGGGTTGATTATGCTATAATTTTGTGCTAATGGCTATCAGAGATCTATTCGCGAAAGCGCCTCAACCAACTACAATCACGGTTGACGCAGCTGCAACTCCCGTCCCATTTAACGTTTCAACCGTCGGCAATATGTTTGGCGGTTTGGGATCTGCAACTCGTGCGCAAGCGATGGCAATCCCAACAATCGCAAGAGCGCGCAATATCCTTTGCAGCCTCGCCACTTTGCCACTAGAGCAATACATTAAAAGTACCGGCGCACACGTCGAACCCAATCGAGTAATTAACCAACCTGATTCGCGCGTTCCCGGTTCTACTATTTATGCTTTTATCGCTGAGGATTTGTTATTTCACGGCGTGGCTTATGGACAAGTACTATCGATGTATGCAGATGGACGAATCCAAGAATGGACACGCGTTGCACCAGAGCGCGTAACTGAAACTCTCAACACAAACCAAACTGAGATCGTTGGATTTAGAGTTGACGGATACGACGTGCCAACAATGGGCGTTGGATCTCTCGTCGTGTTTAATGGTTTGGATGAAGGTTTTCTATCTCGCGCCGGTCGTACAATTAGAGCTGCAATCGCCTTAGAAAACGCATCAGAGGCTTTTGCTAAAGAACCAGTACCAATGATGGTTCTAAAGTCAAATGGAACAAATCTTACTAGCGAGCGTATTGGCAAATTGCTTGAAGCCTGGCGCGTTGCCCGCAGTACACGATCAACCGCATTTCTAAATGCTGATGTTGAATTGCAGGCAATGGGAATTGATCCAAACAAACTGCAACTAAACGAGGCGCGTCAATATGTAGCGCTAGAGTTATGTCGTGCAATCGGTTTGCCTGCATATTTTGCAAGCGCTGAAACAACATCGATGACATACTCAAACGCGACTGCTGAACGTCGCTCACTTATTGATTTTGGTGGACGCAATTTGCTCGTGGCTATTGAGCAGCGTTTATCAATGCCGGATTTTGTCGGTCAAGGCAATGAAATCCGTTACTCGCTAGACGAATACCTGCGCGGTAATCCTTTGGAGCGCGCTCAGGTTTACGAAATCCTGAATCGAATTGGCGCAATGAGCGTTCAAGAGATTCGCGAAGAAGAGGATCTAATCGACACATGAAAATAACAATGCCGGTATCAATTACTGCGTCAGATGCAGAATCACGCATCATCGCAGGTCGAATTGTGCAATGGGACGCAGAAGGTAACACCTCAGCGGGTCGCACTAAGTTTCTACCTAACTCAATCCAGTTTGGTAAGAACACAAAACTAGTTTTAGAACATAACCAAACTCGTCCGCTAGGCAAACTCGTTGAGTGGTCTCAGGACGATACAGGTATTACAGCATCATTCAAGATTGCCAAAACAACCGCAGGTAATGATGCTTTGGAGGAGGCAGCGACTGGATTGCGTAGCGATTTCAGCGTTGGTGTAGAAGTAGATGCATGGGATAACAAGGATGGCGTTATGGCTATCTCATCATCGAAGTTAATCGAAGTTTCACTCGTAACTGATGGAGCAATCCCAGGAGCCGAAGTGGAAAAGGTAGCAGCTACTGAAACACCTGGTACTGCTGCAACCGAATCAACCCCGGAACCTCAAATCGAGGAACCTAAGACCGAAGGAGATGACCTAGTGTCAGAAACCGTTTCAGAGGCAGTATCAACCGAAGCGGTTGAAGCTGCTAAGGCAGAAGTCAAGGCGACTTCATATCCACTCAACTCACAAAAGGTTCGCAACCCAATCGTAGACAAGGCTTCATACTTGGAGCACTCAGTTCGCGCATCAATGGGTAACGAGGACTCAAAGTTGTACGTTGCAGCAGCAGCGGACACAACAGACAACGCTGGTCTAGTACCAACTCGTCAACTAACAGAAGTTATCAACGGAATCTCAAATGCAGATCGTCCAGCGATTGACTCAATCTCACGCGGTGCTCTGCCAGATGCTGGTATGACATTCGAAATCCCAAAGATCACAGTTGCTCCAACTGTTGCAGCAGCATCAGAAGGTGGAACACCATCAGAGACAGACCAGAATTCAGAATTCGTTTCTGTTTCAGTATCCAAGTACATCGGACAGCAGACATTCTCTCTAGAACTTCTAGATCGTTCATCACCAGCGTTCTTTGCTGAGTTGGTACGTCAGATGGAGTTTGCTTACGCAAAGGCAACAGATGCAGCAGTAGTTGCAGCACTTATCGCAGGTGGAACAGACGGCGGAAACCGCACAGTTTCAGCAGCTAACGTTGCAGACTTCGTATCAGATGCAGCTGTTTCTATCTACAAGGGAACACTTGGATTTGCACAGAACATCATCGTATCTCCAGAACAATGGGGCGCATTGATGGGACTTGTCGATGGTTCAAACCGTCCAATTTTCACACAGACAATCAACCCACAGAACGCAGGCGGAGATCTAACTGCTACTGGCGTTCGTGGAAACGTACTAGGTCTTAACCTACGCGTTGACCGTAACCTAACAACAGGTTCAGGCGTTGGCGATAACACAATGATCATCGTTAACCCAGATGCGTACACATGGTACGAGTCAAGCCGTCTACAACTCCAGACAAACCTAATCTCAACAGGTCAGGTACAGGTTGGATACTACGGCTACGGCGCAGTCGCAACTAAGTTGGGCGCAGGCGCATATCGCTGGATGGTTGCATAACCACTAGCACAATTAATCATGGGGGGGCGGTTGCTCCCGATCGCTCCCCCAGCAGTTTAGAGAGGATGAAATGCCAAGTATTATCACAGCATCAGAGTTGAGAAGTGTGCTTGGTGTTTCGTCTGCTCTTTATTCAGATGCATATTTAAACGATATTATCGATACATCTGAGGCAGTTATCTTGCCTTTGCTTACTACTTTTTCATCACCAGTTGCCAAGGTTTCGCTGACAGATAATGTCGCAACCTTCACGACAGTAGGAATCCATGAGTTCACCGAAGGACAATCAGTTGTCATCGCAGGATGCGGATCTCCATTCAACGGCACAGTTACAGTTAATGATGATCCAGATGCATACACATTTACAGCAAACATCACTAACGCCGATGTCACCGAGCGCAATGTCATCCCTAGCGGATCCGCAACTCTCTCAGGCGCTGCTACATATGTCGGCGTTGCTGCGGTCGAATCCGCGATCATCGTAGTTTCAGTTGAAGTTTTCCAATCTCGTACTGCTCCAGGCGGACAAATTGAGGGCGTAGATTTTGCTCCGTCTCCTTACCGTATGGGACGCAGCTTGTTTAATCGTGTCGTAGGTTTACTCGGACCGTACATCGATGTTGAGACGATGGCGCAATAATGCCAAGCACAATCCTCTCATCAGTTCGCACTCCTCTTGCCACCGCACTATCTGGAGTATCTGCAAACGTATTTAGTTACGTCCCAGAGCAGATCCCGGCTCCTGCGGTTGTCGTCGTTCCGGATTCTCCATACATGGAGTTTGAGACAATCGGCAAGAGCACCTTTCGATGCAAGTTGAATTACACAATTACCTGCTGCGTTGCTTATAACAGCAACCCTGCATCACTTGATAACATAGAACAACTAATCACAAGCGTTGTGGCGGTTATACCGGCTGGATACGATCTCCAGGTAGTAGACCGACCAACAGTCACACAAGTAGGCGCTAGTAACTTGCTAGTCGCGGACATACGCGTATCCACCTGGTATACGCAGACAGCATAAGGAGAACCAATAATGCCAACAACAGTCATTACGGGTCGCGACCTCGTTCTAACCATCGCAACAGT